AATAAGCTGGCTACTATCATCAACAAGATAAATAAAAACATACAGACAAAGTTTGCGTTCAAAGGGCCAAACGTTATTAAGATAGCTAAGGCAAAGGATTTTTCTAAGAAGAGGAAGAAATATTTCGGTATTTTGAACAAACTTAAGAATATATATAGTCTGAAGGATACAGATGAGGTTTCAATTTATCATCAACATTTTTGGTTAGAGTTCATTTTAAACGGTGCTAATCAAACTGATTTTATGAATATACCTGACAATGTATTATATCCGCTAATGAAGAGATGGGCATTCAGTGATAAGTCGTACAAGATGACTGATATTAATAAGTTAAAAGTAGATCATCCAGAATTTGTAGACTGGGTCAAGGCTACTGAAAAATTAGATCATGCCAAAATGTTAAAAAATAATATGCGCCCATTTGAAGTACTATTTTTTGAAGTAGGTGCAGAGATACTGAGTAACGCTAGTAATTGGTTAGCTCCCAATCCTAGTAGGACTATACAAGCATTGAGAAAAGATTTAGATACTGCGGTTAAACAAATACGAGGAAAGAAAGACTCATCTTCAATTTCCAAACTAAAGGCACAGTTAGATAAAATTTCTGCAATGGGTGATTTGTCAAATTTAGTACCGTCTGAGGGGTTAGTTTTCAAGTATGACGGAAAGACGTATAAGTTTACAGGTTATTTTGCACCGATTAATCAAATCACTGGATTAATGAAATTTACGAGATAAATTATGAATCATGAAGACAAAGTACTAAAAGCTTTAATATCAGGTAGAGAACCAGAAAAACGAATCATGGTTGGCTACGAATCAAAAAAAGAGAAGAAAGGTGATATAAAGGGAAGGCTTACAGATGTGATGGCTGAAGTTCGTATGCCACTATTTTGTAAGAAATGTACTAAGGTAATGAAAAAACGCTTAGATGATAAAATGTGGAGACTATACAATCATTGCTTTGATTGTCAAATTGAAGTAGAACATAAAATGAGAGTTGTGGGAACGTTTAAGAGGTGGGAAGAAAAGAAGATCCTTAGTAATAAGAGATCGATAATTTTAGAATCAATTCAGTCAATCAAAGAGTGGAAAGCTGAAGGTAACACACAGTTTATAGAACCTGTTAACGTTGATTCTGGGTTTGTTCATGTAGAAACATTTGAAAGAGACAGCAGGGTTTACGAGATGGCAGATGAAGCTTTAATGGAATTAGATGCAGCTTTAGAATCTATTAATGAAACAATAACTGAGTTTAATAGTGAAGAAGGATAATACAATAAAGCAGGTAATTAGTAGTGAGTACGTAAAGTGTGCAAGGGACCCTGTATATTTTATGAAAGAATATTGTACAATTCAACATCCTCAGCGCGGAAAAATAAAATTTGATTTATATGACTTTCAAGAAAAATCTATCTCTGATTTAAAAAATCACGATTACAATATAATATTAAAAGCTAGACAATTAGGTATATCTACATTGTCTGCTGGTTATTCATTGTGGTTAATGACATTTCATAGTGATAAAAATATTCTTGTTATCGCTACAAAACAGGAAGTGGCTAAAAATTTAGTTACAAAGGTTAGGGTAATGCATAAGGGTTTGCCAGCATGGCTACGACAGCAATGTGTTGAAAACAACAAACTCCAGCAGCGATATATAAATGGGTCGCAAATAAAAGCAGTATCTTCTACAGGCGAAGCTAGTAGGTCTGAGGCATTGTCATTACTGATAATAGATGAGGCAGCTTTTATTAGCAACATAGAAGAAATATGGACAGCATCACAACAAACATTAGCAACAGGCGGCCGCTGTATAGTATTATCTACTCCAAACGGAATGGGAAATTGGTTTCACAGGACATGGGTCGATGCTGAGCAAGGCATTAATGGATTTAATTTTATTAGATTACACTGGACAGTACATCCAAACCGTGGCCAGCACTGGAGAGATGAGCAAGATAAATTATTAGGCCCAGACATGGCAGCGCAAGAGTGCGATTGTGATTTTGTAAGCTCAGGTAGGACAGTCATCCCAGGAGAAATAATCAAGAAGCTACAGGACAAGTGTATTGATCCTATAGAAAAAAGATACAACAATGATTTATGGTTATGGAAACATCCTGAAAAAGGGCGAAGGTACATACTGGGTGCAGATGTTTCTCGTGGTGATGGCGCAGATTTTTCTGCATTTCATATTTTTGATTTAGAGTCATTAGAACAAGTAGCTGAGTATAGATCAAAAGAAAGCACTAGTCGATATGCAGGAATATTAAGATCTATAGCTACTGAATACAATGATGCATTGTTGGTAGTTGAAAATAATAATATCGGATGGGCAGTACTACAATCAATTATTGATATGGGTTATGAAAATTTATTCTGGATGAAAAAAGATGATAGATATGTTGATACAAAGCGAAATTTTGTTAATAAGTATAAGAGCGTAGACAAGAATATGATTCCCGGATTTACGACATCTTCAAAAACGAGGCCTTTAATTATAGAAAAGATGGCAGCGTTCACTAGGGATGGTCAATTGAATATAAATTCAATAAGATTGGTCGAGGAGTTATTTGTATTTATATTTAATAATGGCAAGCCTGAGGCTTTATCAGGATACAATGATGACCTTGTCATGAGTCTCGCAATTTTAGTTTGGATAAGAGAAACAGCTTTGAGAATACATACAGAAAATTTAGAACTGCTGAGACAAACAGTGTCACAAATTGAAAGAAACGATGGTGTTTACACAGTAGAGTCAGATGAAGATTACGGATGGAAAATGCCGGTTGGCGCCACAAAAGAAGATATCACGTGGTTAATATAGGGAACTAGAAAATGGCAACAGTAAGTAAAAATACACGAATTCCAGGAACATTTACACTCAAAAGTAAATCTGCTGTCGCGTATGTTGAAGATTATGATACTACATGGGCAAACGACTCATTGACGAATCATATAAGTCAAAGCCAGTGGGTGGCTATAGTTGAAGGATCGAAAACACGGTATGCAGAGATATACCTTGTAGATGATGAATACTTTACAGCACTACCCAGGTATGATGGCGCGACTGATGCAACAGGTGTGAAGTTATGGAAGGAATAAGGGGCTAAGAAATGGCACAACAAGACACTTTTTTTGATCGAATTAGACGATTGTTTTCAACTAATGTAATCGTTAGAAATATCGGTGGCAAAAAACTTAAGATAGTAGACACAGATGCAATTCAAGCTGGTTCTAGAACTTTGATGGATAGGTATCAAAAACTTTATTCATCGGGTCTTGGCGCTGGAGGTTACCAATACGCCGGTGAAATGGCCAAAATGCTAAAGATATCATTGTTTAGAGACTATGAGGCGATGGATGATGATTCAATTCTTTCTTCTGCACTAGATATTTACGCAGATGAGTCGACTATGAAGTCAGAGTTTGGTAATGTTTTAGAGATCAAGACAGAAAATGAACAAATTAGAGAAATACTGAATAATCTTTTTTATGATATACTGAACATAGAATTTAATCTGTGGCCGTGGGTTCGCAATATGTGCAAGTATGGAGATTTTTATTTATTTCTAGACATAGCTGAAGACTATGGTGTTGTTAATGTAGAACCTCTATCACCCTATGATATTTCAAGAGTTGAGGGTGAGAATCCAGACAATCCTCACGAAATCAAGTTTGTTATGGATCAAGCTGATCCTCGTACAGTAGTGTCAATGACTACCAAAAAAGAACTTGAGAATTTTGAGATTGCACATTTCAGACTCTTGTCAGATTCAAATTATTTACCTTATGGAAAGTCTATGATAGAAGGCGCTCGTAAAGTTTGGAAACAATTAAGTTTGATGGAAGATGCTATGTTAATTCATAGGATCATGAGGGCACCAGAAAAGAGAGTTTTTAAGATTGATATAGGCAATCTTCCCCCATCAGAAGTTGATACGTATATGAAGCGAATCATTGATAAGATGAAAAAGGCTCCTGTTATTGATGAGAACACTGGTGATTACAATTTAAAATACAATATGCAAAATCTTACTGAAGATTTTTATCTACCAGTTCGTGGTGGAGATAGTGGTACTGGTATCGATAACTTAGCTGGTCTTACATACGAAGCTGTTGATGATATTGAATACTTAAGGAATAAACTTCTTGCTGCTCTTAAGGTTCCAAAAGCATTTCTTGGATATGAAGAGCAAGTTGGTAGTAAGGCAACTCTTGCTGCAGAGGATGTCAGATTTGCAAGAACAATTGAACGAATACAGCGGATTGTTGTAAGCGAACTTACTAAAATCGCTGTAGCGCATCTATACTCACAAGGCTATACAGACTCAGCATTGGTAGATTTTGATTTAGAATTGACTAATCCGTCTACTATTTATGAGCAAGAACGATTGGAGTTATGGGAGAAGAAACAGAATTTAGCAAGAGATATGAAGTCAGAATCATTGGTATCAGAAAAATGGATATATGACAATGTATTTAATTTCACACAGGATCAGATTGAAGATGTGAATGATGAAGTTGTAGAAGATAAAAAGAAGGCATTCCGGTTAGCATCGATTGAAAATGAAGGTAATGATCCTGCTAAGCCGCCTCAAGAAGGGCAACTGGCACCACAGGAGGCTTCTAAGGACACACAGTCTGAGGATGAAGAAGAAGAATTTAGTAGAGATATTGAAGATAGAGATACTTACGGTGTTAGAGATGTATTAGGCAAGTATGATTATGCTCATTCAAAGAAACGTAGTGACAAACCAATTTCGCATAACTTTCGAAAGAGTCCCCTGCATCTTGCACACTATGACAGCTTAAAGAAAAAATTTAATAATAATGAAGAAAAATTAATTAATGAAGTTGAGAAAGTAGAGAAAGATCTCAATGGAAAAGATAACAAAAATTAATTTTTAAAATATTTATAAATGGAAAACTTATCTATGGGCATCGAGACAAATCTTTATGAAACATTCTAAATTTAAAAATACAGGTTTGCTGTTTGAGCTTTTAACAAGGCAGATAACAGCTGACATATTGAATAATAAAACAGACTCTACTGCAATTAATTTGCTAAAGAAAGCTTTTAATAAAAAGACACAGCTTTTCAAGGAAAATCAATTGTATAATGTTATTTTAGAGGCAAACTTTAAGGATGACAAAAAAGCAGAGCATCTTATTGAAGTTACAAAATCTGCTTATGAGAAAGCTATTGATACAAAACAACTTAATGTTGAAAAGTATAATCTTATTAAGTCAATAAAAGAAAATTTTGAAATTAAAGATTTCTTCAAGTCTAAAATTCACAATTATAAATTATTGGCATCTATACAGAATATATTTTTAGAGAATACTGAAGATCCTGCTGCTTCGACAAGAAGTTACTATACTATTGTTGAGCACATGGTCAAAAAGGATGTTAAGAAATCGAAAAATACTTTGTCTATTTTGAGAAATGAAAATAAAGATTTGCGAGCATTAACATATAGATTCTTAGTAGAAAAGTTCAATAAAAAATACAAATCACTTTCTACAGATCAGAAAGGAGTGCTAAGAGAGTATATCAATAATGTTTCAAATACAAACGGATTAAAAGAATTCATTCAGTTGAAATATAAAAATATTATGCACGAACTTAAAAGGTTGCTGCCTAAAGTTGATGATAAAGTTGTCAGTATAAAAATTAAAGAATGTATCAATATTATCGACGAAAATTACAATACAATTGGTATAAATCGTACACAACATGTTTTGAGAGTAATGAGATTTTATCAGCTTTTAGAGGATATTAAAAGTGCAGTTAAGTAACGAAGCAATGGCCCAGCTTAGGGAACTGATTCGCAAAGAGATCGAAGAGGCGAATACAACAGCAAGTGTTGGTGGGTCTTTTATGTCACCTAATGCATTTTGTAGCGATGAGAAAGAAGATGAAGAACTTAAATTAAGCGCTGGAATGTCTGTAGCAAAAAAAATATCTGAAAGTACTTACTGGGATTATAGAAATGATGAGTCAATCACCACGAAGCAGAAGCTAGCTAAGTCTATGATGAATATTAGGGATAGTATTACAATGATTGAAAGGTCTGTAAAATACAATGTAAAATTAAAGAATGAAATGAAATTTGAATCTGAAAGCTATATGAAACGGACGAAGATCGCGCTCAATAGAATATCAGAAAAACTACTTCGATTATCAACACGAGTAAAGGATCTAGTATAATGGATAAAAAACTTTTAGTAGATGTGATACCTTTTAGTATTGCTCCTTCCCAAATAATTGAGTCAATGAGCCAAAATGATGGCAAAGTTGTTGTTAAGGGTGTATTGCAAAGGGCAGAAGCAAAAAATCAAAATGGCAGAGTTTATCCAAAGGAAATTTTAGTTAGAGAAGCTAACAAATATTCAAATGAATTTATTAAAGAACGTAGAGCAATGGGAGAATTAGATCATCCTGATAGCTCTGTTGTCAACTTACAGAATGTTTCTCACAATGTTTTAGAAATGCATTGGGATGGAAATGATCTTATGGGTACTGTAGAGGTATTAAGCACACCAGCTGGCAATATATTAAAAGAATTATTTAGAGGTGGCATTAAGCTGGGGATTAGTTCTCGGGGACTTGGTTCAATAAAGACAGAATCAAAGGGTGAAGAAGTTCAACAAGATTTTGAATTGATTGCTTTTGATTTTGTATCTAATCCATCGACACACGGTGCTTTTTTGCATCCTGTTACTGAATCAAAAGGTAGTAAGATGATTCATAACAAATGGTCAAAAGTAGAAGCAGATGTTACAAATATTTTAATGGGAAACTAAGATGAAACTTAAAGATATAATGAAAGAAAGCAGAATTGCTGGTATCGCACCAATGGAAGCAATCGGCGGCTTGTCAGGCCTTAAGGGCAAAGAAGGCAGCGCATCTTTACTTAAGATGGCTAAAGAGCTAGTGGCTAAAGAGAATGATAGCAAGTTACTGACTAAGGAAGATCTTGTTAAAAATGTTAATGAGTTTGCATCTTATGGGAGCTCTATTTATAAAAAGCATAATCTCAGTGAAGTTGGTACTACATTTATGGAAATTGCTAAGTCAGCCCAAAAACATGTAGCAGAAGAAACTGGTGACTGGTTTGATCGAGTGACAGTTCAGAGAAATATGAATGATTTGGGTAAACAAGCCACACAGTTTCACAAGATTGCTAATGAAGCTCAAGGTTTACAGGATAGAATGTCTGCACTATATGAAGATATGGGCGGAATTTTAAATCGTTATTTTGAGATTCGTGAGTTAAATGAAGATGATGATAGTTTAGATGATGAAAATCTAAGTGCTGGAAAAAAATATTAAATAAATAGGTTAAAAATGATACACGTAAATGTTACTGATAATAAAATTGAATGGGCTTTAAAAAAGTTTAAAAAGAAAGTTAAAGAATCTGGCTTGTTGCATGAGCTTCAAGAGAGACAATTTTATGTTAAACCTTCTTTGAAAAGAAGGAAAGAAAAAATGAGAGCAAGACTTAGAGCGCAACTTAAATCAAAAAAAGCCATGCTTTAAAATATATTTAGTATATTTATAAAAAAATATAATGCACCTACATTCGTTAGGTGTTACGAAATAATCAATCCTGATTATAGTTCCCAATAACTATATAAAAGTAAAAAAATTCTCAAGGAGAAAATCAATGGATAATCTATTGAAAGAGGCAATTGCTGATGCTAAGGCAGTGCGTGAAACTGCGCTAGCAAATGCGAAATTAGCCTTAGAGGAGGCTTTTACCCCACATCTGAAATCAATGCTTTCAAGGAAACTTCAAGCCGAAGATGAGGAAGCAGACGAGGTGGAACCAAATGGTGACGCAGCACTTGAATCTGAAAACCCTTTTGCAGATGATGATGAAGAAGTTAGTGAAGGAAACGAAACAGCTTCTTCTGATATTGCAAAATCGGATAATAAAGAGCCAAGTGGTGACTCTAGCGATACTTCCGGAATTGGCCAAGAAGGCGATTCTGAAGGCTCAGCTGCAGCATCGGGTGATGAAGATGAAAATTCGGAAAAAGCACCTGACCAAGCAATGGGCGAATCGTCAGAACCCCCAATGGGAGATGATGAGGAAGTAGTAAAAGCACCTGCACATAGCGTTGCAGAACAAGAAGAAGAAGATCTAGAAGGTCTTCCAGAAGAAGATGATCCGGACTTAGAAGAAGTCCTACGTCAACTTGAACAAGAAATGGCCGACGATGAAGAGCCAGCCGCGGAAAATCCCTTTGAACAGGATGAACCAGAAGCTGACATGGAATTAGGCGAAGGCGAAGATGATGATATCGATCTCGATGAAATCATTAGAGCACTTTCTGAAGAAGATGACGAAGATGATGAACCAGAAGCTGGTCCTGCTGAGCAGGATGAGCCAGAAGGTGATCCAGCTGCTGAACTCGAAGAGTACAAGCAGACGGTCATGTATTTGAAGGATAAACTTCAAGAAGTAAATCTTCTTAATGCTAAGCTTCTCTATACGAACAAGCTTTTCAGAAGTCGTAACATTTCTGAAACTCAAAAGATGAAAGTTATTGAACAGTTTGACAGAGCTACTAACGTACGCGAAGTGAAACTTGTTTATTCTACATTTGCTGAGTCGATGAAACGGAAGACAATGAAT